GGGCAACTTACGGCGCGGCCTGTCGATGACGATGGAGACGGCCTACCTGCGGTTTGGGGCGCGCGCGGTGGTCCGCAATCGGGCGCCGCATGCGTACTGGGCGGAACACGGCACGCAAATGCGCGAGACGCTCGGCCGCAAGTCGGTCAAGGCCGGTGTCAGCCGCGGCGCGATGCCGCCGCTGCAGATCTTCATCCCGATCGCGATGCGGGTGCGGCGGCGGATGGTCGCGGCCCTGATCGCCTTGGTCCGGCGCGCCGGCCTGATCGTCACGGAGACCTGAGATGGCCGACACGAGTGACCTCGATGCCGCGCTGATGGCGAAGCTGGCCGCCGATCCCGTGCTGGCGTCGACCCTGCCCGGTGGCGTGGGGTGGGAGCTCGCGACGGTGGCGGGCGCGACGAAGTTTCTGATCGTCTCGCAGGTCGAGCACGAGGATGCCTACGTGCTGGGGCCCAACGTGGCGCGCGAGCGGATCGTGTATCTCGTCAAGGCGGTGACGAAGGGGAGCTCCGGCACCGAGGTGCGCGCGGCGGCGAAACGCATTCAGCAACTGCTCCAGGACCAGCCGCTGCCGACCGATGGCTATGCGGTGATCGTCGTCCAGCGCATCCAGCGCATTCGCTACACCGAAGTCGACGAAACGACCGACGAGCGGTGGCAACACCGTGGCGGGCATTACGAGATCCAGGCCTGTCCGATTTAACCGAGGAGAAGACCGATGCCGATTCCCGCGTCCCCGACCAACCCCCCTGCGATTCACGGCAAAGACGGCCTCGTGTGCATCTCGCTGACGACCCCGGGCACGCCGGCGGCGCTCACGCTGATCACCGATTGGACGCTCGACATGGCTACGGACATGGTCGAGACGACGGCGCTGGGTGACAGCAACAAGACGTACGTGAAGGGTTTGAAGGACGTCAAGGGCACGTTCTCGGGTCAACTCGATATCACCGACGACTTGATCTTCGAGGCGGCCGATCAGACGACGCCGATTCAAATGGCGATCTATCCGACGAAGAACAACAACATGGCGTGGACGGGGCCGGCGTACCTCGACGTCTCGGTCAAGGGCGGGGCGACGGCCTCGGTCACGGTCGACGGCAACTTCACCGCCGCCGGCGGGTGGAGCCGCACGGCGCCCGGGACGCCGGTCTAACGGGTGAACGTCCGGATCGCCGGCGAGGGCGGGGCAATTCTCTGGGGCTGGAAGCGGGCCGCCACGCTCGGCGCCTGGTCGTATGACAACGGCTGGCTGTCGGCCGCCATCGTCGAGAGCAACAGTTTTGCGTTGTCGCAGACGCCGTTGACGTGGGTCATCCCGAACGGGGAGAAACCGCCGACGCGCCGCCAGCTCGAGCTCGTGAGCGTGGCCGGGGGCCGGCTCAACGCGCAGGTGGGGAAGAAAGCCTAAAGGAGGCGCATGGGGATCAGAGCGCGCAAGCCCGAGGACACGATGCTGACGCTGCCGGGCGGCGACTGGCTGGTGGTGAAAAAGCATCTGACGTACGGCGACCAACAGCAGATTTATCGACGCTTGTGGACACCACTCGACGACGGCCGCTCCGTGGTCGATCACGCGATGCGGTACGGCGAGATCGCGATCGTGATTCAGTACCTGCTAGATTGGTCGATCGCCGACGGCGCCGGCACGCCGATCAAGATTCAGACGCCCACGGGCGAGCCCGACACCGCCAAGATCCGGAGTGCGCTCGAGTTGCTCGACGTCGAGGATGTCAAGACCATCGAAACCGCGGTGATTGCGCATCACAGCGCGATGGAAAAGCTCCGCGAGGCGGAAAAAAACGTCCGGGCGGATGCGACAGCATCCGCAACGCGCTCCGAATCGCCCGCGTAATGCATTGGAGCTATCAGGACGTGCTCGATTTGCCGATGGCGGTCTATGACGTGCTCGTCGAAGACCTGAACCGCGACCGCAAGAGATAACACGCATGGCGCTGTCAGCCACCTTCGTCACGGACTTCTCGGACTTCTACACCGCGGTGCAGAAGGCGGAAGTCGAACTGAAGACGCTGGGCTATGGGGCCGAAGGCGTCGGGCGCTCGCTGAACCGCATGGTCGACCAGTTCTCCGGTCGCAAGGTGATTCAGGACGCGACGGTGATGACGGAGGCGATCGAGCGGATCGGCGGCGTCGGGAAGTTGACGGAAGCGGAACTCAGTCGGGTCTCGGCCAAAGCCCAGGAAGCCACCGCCAAGATGCGGGCCATGGGGGTCGAGGTGCCGGCGAACCTGCAGGAGATTGCCGACGCCGCCAAGCCGGTCACCACCAATCTTGGCGCCGCGAGCAAGGCCACCGACCTGTTGACGGGCGCCTTTGGGCAACTCACCGCGGCGTTCACGGTGGGCAACTTGATCAGCAAGGCGGTTGGGACGCTCACTGAGTGGACGACCGCGGCGATCGCCTCCGCGTCTGAACTCGTCAACCTCTCGCAAAAAACGGGGTTCTCGATCGAAGGGGTGCAGCGCCTTTCACACGTGGCGAATGAATCCGGCACGAGCCTGGACGCGTTCGGGGATGCGGCGCTCAAGCTCGGGGTCCGGCTGGCCGGCGGCAGCGGCAGCGTGCGGGACGCGGTCAAAAGCCTCGGGCTCGAATTCCAGGCGCTGAAAGCCCTGGCGCCGGAGCAGCAATTCGAAGCCGTCATGGTGGCGCTCGAGGCGATCGAAGATCCGCAGGAGCGCAACCGCCTGGCGCTCGAACTGTTCGGGACCAAGGCGGCCGCGATCCTGCCGGCGATCGCCGCGGGCTACAAGGGCCTGGCGGCCGCCGCCACGGTCTCGAGCGCCGATCAGGTGAAAGCGCTCGCGGACACCGAACAGGCCTGGCAGACGTGGAAACAGCGCCGGCAGACGGACATCCGCTCGTTTCTCGGCAACCTCGTGCTGGCGTCCGATGGGATGCGCGGCTTGACCGACGAGCAGCGCAAGCAGGCGCAAGCGCTGATTGACGCCGGGATGCAGTATGACGCCGCGGTCGCCAAGGTTCGGACGATGCGCGGGGATATTCAACTGACGTCCGAGCGCACGGCCGAGTCCACGCGCGTCACCAAGAATTACGCCGATCAGATCCGGGACGTCGAAACCAAACTGGGCCGGCTGACGGACGCGCAACGGGCGGAGCTCGAGGCGGCGCAACGCCTGGGGAAATCAACGGAGGAACTTGAGGATAAGTTCGGGCTGACGGCCGCGGAACTCCGGATCTACGCGGAGCAGCAGCGCCAGGCGACTCAAACCACCAAGGCACAGCAGAAAGCCACCGAGGACGCCGCCACCGCCCAGGTCAAATTGAACAAAGAGGCACGGGATTACAACAACTGGCTCGTGCAACGCGAATTCGATCAGGTCGAACGGCAGATGCAAGCGGATGCCGCGGCGACCGCGGAGGCGGCCAAGCAGACCGAAGCGTTCAACCGGATGCTGTTCTACAACGGCAACCAGCTGGAAACGCAGACCGATCTGATGCGCGCGTCCGAGGCGCAGATGGTCAAGTGGGGCGCGCAGGCGGGCATCCTGGCGGGCATGGAGCCGGTGCCGCTCGAGCCGTTCGACCAAAGCGCCACGAGTAAGTATTTCGCGGGGTTTGGCGATTTCCTGTCACAACAAATGCCGTCGGTCATCCTGAAAGCGATTCAGGGGGGCGGCAACATTACGAGCTCGATCGGGAGCGCCGTGGGCGGCTTTTTCACGCAAGCCGGCGGTGCGATCGAGAAAACCGCCACCAAGGCGCTCAGCGGCGCGTTCGGCAAGTCGATCGGCGGCGCGCTCGGATCGCTCGTGCCGGCGGCCGGCGCGCTGCTCGGGCCGGCGCTCGAGGGGATCACCACTCAGATCGGCAAGCTGTTCGGGCGGGACGAAGAAAGCAAGGTGGTCAATCCGCTCCGCGATCAGTTCATCGCGGCCGCCGGCGGGCTCCATCAGTTGAACATGGCGGCGCACGACGCCGGCATGACGCTCGATCAGCTGCTCAAAGCCGACAAGGAGACGGAGTTCAAGGCGGCCGTCGATCAGTTGACCGGCGCGTTTCAGTTCCAGGACGCCGCCATGGCCACCCTGACGGAAACCGCCAGGCGCTACGGCTTCACACTCGAGGAGCTCGGGCCGGCGTTCCAACGCCAGGAGCTCGACAAGCAGGCGCAACAGCTGTTCAAAGACTGGGAAGTGCTCAACGCCGCCGGGATCGACACGGTGGCGATCACCGATCGGATGGGCGAGTCCGTCTCGGCCTACGTCAATCAAGCGATCGCCATGGGATCGGAAGTGCCGGACGCCATGCGGCCGATGCTGCAATCCATGGTGGACATGGGCCAATTGACGGACGCCCAAGGGAACAAGATCGAGTCGCTGGAGGATAGCGGGATCAGCTTCTCGATGACCATGTCACAAGGGTTCAAGGCGCTGATCGATTCGGTGGGCAAGCTGACGGACGCGATCGGCCGCGGGCTCGGCCTGGCGGTGGCGCAGACCTCGGACTCGATCAAGAAAATGCCGCGGCAAGTCGGGGTGGACGTCGTCTACCGCGATCCCGGCTACAAGACGACGCACGATGTGCATGTGACGTATAGCGGCGCCGGCGAGCCGATGGAAGGGTATCAGCACGGCACGAACGGCTTCCGCAACTTTGGCGCCGGCACGCCGGTGATGCTCCATGGATGGGAAGCGGTCGTGCCGATGGACGAATCCTCTGCGGGCTCGGGCGGCGTCGGGGGCGGCGTCGGAGGAACCACCGTCAACGTCGATGCACGCGGCGCGTTCTTCAGCACGCCAGGCGACGAGCAGCGCCTGGCGCTCGTGATCGAGCAGGCGCTCAACGCGCGGCACGGCTTGTCGCATTACCGCTACGCGGGCTAAGGAATGGCGATCAGCGGTTCGCAAGAGTGGTACCTCGAGGCGCGGGGCGGGATCGCTCGGGGCGGCGCCTCGCGCGGCTACGGGCTGAAAACCTATCCCATGAGCGTCACCCTGACGGACGCCGGCGCCACGGTCGACATCACACCCTATATCCAGCATGGGACGCTCACCGTCACCAAAAACCTCAATGATGACGTCGACACCGCGACGTTTACCGTCCTGCCGTTCGTGCATACCGTGGGCGATCCGCTCGGGCGCTACCTGCCGCGCGTCCACGCGATCGCCACGATCGCGTTGCCTGGCGCCGCGGTGCTGTTCCGCGGGGCAGTCGAGACGGTGCAGCGCCGGCGTGTGCTCGGATCGGAGCCGTGGCCCTGGGTCGACGTCACATGCGTCGATCTGCTCGCGCTGTTCGATGCCCATTTCGTGACGGCGGAGTATCCGGCGCAGTCGATCACTACGACCATTCTTGACATCGTCGATCGGTTCGTGAACCTCAGAGCCACCACCGGGCAGGCGTTTCAGAGCACGCGTGTGCAAGCCGGTTTACCGTCCGCGGCCGGCTTTTCAGTCACGAACGAGCGGCCGTCGACGATCATCCGGCGCCTGCTGGCGACGATCGGCGGCGCGTTCTATGTCGATGAGTTCCGGATGCTTCATGCGTTCGACGCCGCCGGCGAAGATCAGAACTACGGCGGCACACGTCCGCAACCGCTCACGAATACCTTGCCGACGCTCAAAACGTTCGCGTGGACGCACGAGGGCACGCAGCAGCGTAACCGCGTCTGGGTCGAAGGGCAGCGCACAGAGGCGCCGCTCGGCGTCGTGCCGTGGATGGGCGCCTATGTGCCGTTGACGGATGTATCGATGCTGCCGGCGACGTATGTCGAGACGACGGCCGCCGGCGGGATGGCGGTGCGGATCGGCTCGCAACTGTTCCGCTATCAGCAGGCACGCGCGGTGATGCTCGACGCCAACCGCAATCCGCCTGGCACGACGGTGACGGTGGCCGCGGCGATCGGCGCCGGCACGCTCAGTGTCGCGTCGACGGCGATGTTTCCCGCGGGGCAATTCTGGGTGCAAGTCGGCAATCAGCTCTTGAACGTCAACGCCGGCACGGCCACCGACCTGACGATCATCGCGCAACCGTGGAATTGCGCCTTACGGGCACCGGTGGCGGTGGGCACGCAAGTGACGCAACTGTCAGACATCACGTCGATCGATGGGCTCGATCGCGGCAACGGGGTGCCGGTGGCGGCGACAGCGCCACGGCTCCAGCCGTTCAACGCGCCGGCGGTGCTGGTGGTGTGGCGCCACCGGCCTGGCGCCAGCACACCGACCACCACGACGCCGGCGATCGTCGACGGACACAGTGAGCATTTCGTGCAAGACGGCCGCTTCTCCTATGAGGGCGCCGTGCAACGCGCCGCCACCGAGCTCGAGAAATTTGGCGATCCGCTGGTGGGCTATCAGTGGGACACCGAGGATTTAAACGCGGACGTCGGGCGGCTCCAGACGATCGATCTGCACGGCGCCGCCTACGGGCAACCGGTGGCCGATACGGTGCTGATCACCAGCGTGCGGATCGTGCCGCTCGTGGCCGGCCGGCCGCCGCGGCGCAGCGTCACCGCTCGCAAGGTGCCGACGCTCGGAGTGATTGATATGTGGCTCAACGCGCCAGCCTGAAGGACGCTATGTCGATCACGCGGACGCCGATCTTTAACGATGACGGATCAGGAACCACCGGGACGATCTTTGAGAACGCCTGGAAGCAGGAATTGTACGATCAGATCGACGCCGCGCTCCTGATCGGTGGCTCCTACGGCAAGGTCTATTTATCGTCGACGGGCCAGGTGAACAACTTCGTGTTGCCCGATCGGGACGTGGTGACGATCGTGGTGCTGTCCGCGAGCGCCGTCACGCTGACCGGCTTTAGCGCGATCCGAGACGGCCAGCGCGTGGTGATTCACAGCGCCACCACCGCGGTCGTGTCGCTGCCGCATGGGCACGCGGCGTCGACCGCCAAATTCAGCAACATCGTGACGAGCGGGCCGACACCGATCGGCGCCGGGGGCGGCGCGATCTATGTGGCGATCGATGGGTATTACCGCCTCGTGAGTCACGAGCAAGGGCCGTGGATCAACGTGCCCTACAGCGCGGCGAATTACAACAATGCGACGGTCGAAGCGGCGGACGTCGTCTTTCATCAATACAAGCTGATGGGCAAGACGTTGGAGATCAACGTCTACCTGTCGCCGATTACGGTCAACGCGGGGGTGAGTTTTCTGTCGATCGGCGGGTTCTCCACCTACACGCCGCAATTCACGTACTCGGGCGTCTATCCCTGTCTGGTGTTCAACAATGGCGCGTGGGTGCTGGCGGCGATCCGGACGACGGGCGGCAGCGCGATCGAAGTATCACTCGTGGCGGGCGGCAACTATGCGACGACCGCGAACAGCACGCATGTGCACGCCACCTGTCGATTCCCTGTGAATTAGGGAGGTATTGAATGAGCGTGGGGCATCCGATCAGCAAGCAGGAGATCGACATTCTGGCCGGCGACATCGCCCGCGCGTTTCAGGATCGGTTCATCGACGTCGGGACGATGCAGAGTTTCCTGCTCGCCACGCCGAACGCCGATCTCGAAGCGCTCGGCTACACCGCCGACGACGTCGCGACGCTGAAAACCGCGTTTACCGATCTGGCGCAGCTGGCGAACATCTGGGCGGGCCAGGAAGCGCTGGCGGCCGCGAAGGACTTCCGCGTGTTCGTGTCGCGCCTGTGGGGCGTCGGGGCGTTCTAAGGTGCTCGCCGCGCTGCTCGTGCTGCTCGTGCTCGGGAGCGGCTGCGCGCTGCGGAGTCGGGTGCATGTGTTTCCGCGGTGCCCCGACGGCCTGCCGCCCGAGGTGCTGATCGACGAGCGGTGCCCGCCCGACGGGATCTGCGGCTACTCCTGTCTGCCGGAGCGGTGGCACGAGCTGCAAGGAGAGGACCCGTATGCCTGACCTGATTCTCTTCTCGACGCCGCACGAAGCGGTGGTCACGCTCACGCTCGACAGCGGCCAGGTGATCACCGGCGTGCCCTGCGAAGCGAATGGCCGCGACGACGCGCACCGGTTGACGGTCGGCGAGGACGTGCCGGCGCAGGGCAGCGTGCTGCGGGTGACGTGCGCGGGCTCGCTGCCGTTCGAGAACCGGGGGATCTACGACCCGAGCGGCCCGCGCTTCGTGCTCGATGACGTGCGGCTGGCCCCGGTGCCGCCGCCGCCGCCCGAGCCGCCGCCGCCGAATCCCCAGCAGGACCCGTTCGCGATCATCTCGGCGGTGTACGAGCAGGGCGCGTACGATCTGTCGACCAAGGAAGGGTGCGGCGAATACACCGGCGCGGCGTGTCTGGCGTTGCATCAGCAGCACTTCGCGCTCTGGGGCCACATCCGGAAGGAGCCGCCGCAGAATCTGTGGGACGGGCACGCCGTCGACGCGGTGATGCTGCTCGCGAAGGCGGGCGCGACCGACGCGGGGATCTACGACATCATCCTCGACACCGAATCGCCCGACGCGAAGCCGGCATGGAGCTACAAGGGACCGCCGGACCCGAACTTGTGGATGCCGCCGACCTGATGTGGGTCGGCGTGCCGCCCATCGTCTGGTGCTGGTTGCGCGGCCATCAACCATTTCTGGCGGGCGGCCGGTGGGTGTGCGTGCGGTGCGCGCGGGATCTCGGGCCGGTCGGCGGCTAGCGTTCCGCGCGTTCAAGGTCGATCAGGCGCTGTAGCCGTTCCTCGGCGGTTTCCGTGGTTTCGACGGCCCCTCCGTGCACGTCGATCGTGATGGTCTCACCGGCGGTCGGCTCGGCCACCATCCACTGGCCGGCGTCATCGGCCCGGTGGTGGACGCCGCGCGACCAGCTCACGCGGACTGTGGGGTCGCGCAGCATCGCCTCGAGCGTCGTGAGCATCTTCGCGATCGTCGCCTCGTCGATGGGTCCCAGCATCATCATGCAACCTCACTCCTCTTCGCCTGCTTCCCGGCGCGTGCAGAGCAGCACGTCGCCGACGATCACATCGCCGGGCAGCAGCCAGTGCCGCACGCGCGCCGTCGCTTCGTGGTTCAGCGGCAACTGCAGGTGTTTGCCGTTTTCATTCAGAAACATGATCCGCCCGTCCGGCGTCGGGATCGCCTCGATATAGCCGCCGACGACGGCCTGCAATTCACGCAGCGTGAAGTGCCCCCCGTGCGCCGGGGCCACGTCGTGCGGCACACCGTGCGCGGGAATCAGCGTTGCCATCGTGCCCACGCTTGCACGTCGAGATCGATCGTGAACCCCGCTCTCGGCAGCGGCGCGACGATCGCCCACTTGAAGGCCTGGTGGAGCTCCACGGCGCGCGCCTCGTCGAGGCCGGCTTCGAGCAGGATCGCGAGCGCGAGCTGCGCCGGGCCGCTGCCGCCGTATCCCCAGGCAAACCCGTCCGGGCTGTGATTCCACACGCGTTGCGATCGCGTGGGGGCGAGGACCTGGCCGTCGACATGCACGACGCGCGTGACGAAGTCGCCGGTGATGATCACGACTCGTCCCGGTCGATGGCCAGCGCCCCGCTCACGATGAGCGTCTGGCCGCACGGCTCCATGTGGAGGCGGCACTGCCACGTCTGCCGGCCAACGGTCTTGAACAGGATCAGTGGCACGTCCTCCTCGGGAATCGGTGTGCGACAGAGACAACAGAGATCGGCGGCCGGATTGAACCACTGCGTATACCACCAGAGGCGGCCGTCGTAGGCCATCGGGGGGGCGGTGCGGCGGGTCATGCGGAGCACCAGATGAACATCTCGACCCAGTTCACCGCGCGATGGGCAGTGGCTGAATGCCTCCGCACTGCATACAGATCTTTGGCGCGTCAACGCTGCGCTTTGGGTTGAACGCGATCGCCGCGCCGCACTGCGTGCAGACACTCGGCGCCGCGCCGGCCGGAAGCGCCCCGCCCGGATAGTCGGTCACGCGACGGCAGATCCACACGTCAGGCGCGTGGTCCTGGCCCGGCAGTTCCTCGAGGCGATCATCCCAGGTGCGGCCGTAGAACCGGCCCGGCTTCGTCTTCGTCATTCAGGTCCTCGTCCGCTCATCGCGGCAGCGCCCGAGATAGATGCGGCCCTGCCGGTGCGCGCGGTCCCAGAGTTCGGGATAGCGCGGATCCCAGTGCTCGGCCAGCGGGGTGGCGCCGAAGTCGGCGATGATTTCGACGCCGCACTCGACGCAGGCCCACAAGTCAGCCGTCCAGAGTTTGTACGGCTGCCCGTCCTCGAGCAGTTCTTCGACGGTGACGCCGTTCGCTTGCACCTGCATGAAGCGGCCGCACCCGCACAGATAGTTGGAGGCGGTCGGCATGGTCAGCGGTCCTCCGCGGGATCATCGCCACGCCGGATGGCCTCGAGCACGCCCGGGCACTCGGCGAAGTACTCGCGCGCCGCCGTGAGGACGCGATCGGCGAAGGCGTGATGGGTCGCCGGCAGGGTCGGGTGACGCTGCGCTAACTGGACGAGCGCCACGAGCTGCAGCACGCTCTCGGGCCGCAGCACGAGTTCCATCGCGTGGGGGCCCTTGCGCGCGATCTCGAGCGCCATCTGTTTGATCAGGGACGCGTCGTCGCGCTCAGGTGTCGCGGTCATCGCGGGGGTCCGGACGTCGGTACACGATCACGGCCAGCAGGCAGCCCACGGCCACGGCGAGCCAGACCACCGTGATCGGCGGGCCATAGTCGAACAGGAACTGCGCGCCCGCGCGTTCCGCGTCCGTCGTCGCCTGCGTGATCTCGCTTCGCGACGGAATCAGCGCATTGCAGGCGAAGGCGCCCAGGAGGGCGATCAGCAGCGCGGCGACATACAGCGGCCGCGAGCCGGTGCGCCGATAGGCCATCACCGCGATGGCCACCAGCAGGATCAGTCCGATCACAAGGCTCAACATGGCGTGATTGTAGTCAGCGATCCGTCTCGTCGACGGCGCAGAGGATGTGCCCGCCATGCAAGGCGCGCAACGCCCGGGTGCGCTCGGCGTTGGCGGCGATCGCCTCGGGCGACCGCGTCGGCCGGCCCACGCTGGCGAACGACTCGCCTTCGAGGTGCGCCAGGCCGCCCTCGTGCGTGCGCAGCACGCGCCCCCCGGCGATCCGCTCGAGGCGCTGCGCCAGGCGCACGAACGCGACGTCGCCCAGCCAGCGATCCGGCACGCAGCCGTGCATGCACGACAGCAGCTGGACGAGGCCCCACACCCGGCAAATCAGCGGCCGCACCGCGTACGCCGTGCAGCGCCCGCGCGTCTTGCCGTCGGCGCCGTCGGTCGGGCGCAAGTAGATACACCGACCGTCCGCCGTGGTCCGCGGCGCAGTGTGCGTGGTCAGCTGAAGCCGTCGGGCTTCGAGGTCGCTCAGCACGATCGCCCCGCACGCGATGCTGCACAACCCCTTGCACGCGATCGTCGGGAGCTCGGCATAGATCGCGTCGAGCTGCGCAAACCCGGCGGCGAGGCGACGGCCGACTTTGCTCATGGCTCCTCGTAGGCACGCATGAACTCGTCCAATACCGGCAGGAACCGAACGGGCACCGACTGGCGCATCACCGCCACCACCCCACGGACTGATTCCTTCGTGTCGCCGGCGTCGATCAGCGCATCGATGAACGCCAGGTACACAGCGTAGGCTTCGGGATCGGTCTCGGCGATCTCGGTTAGGCTGTCAACCAGTTGACGTGCGACCCGCCTGCCTTCGCGGTTTACCTGAGTGCGCGCTGACAAACACCCCTCCCGAAGGTCTCTCCGTATCCGTATCATGCTGACAGACGAACGCGGTCGTCAGGCGCGCTCTTTCTTGCGAACGAGCTTCAACTGCGCTTTGGCCGGTTGCCCCGTCGCGGCCAGCTCGCGGGCGATCGTTTGCCGTTCGGATTGGCGACGACACTCATTCAGGAGAATGCCAAAGGCTTCGTGGACGTGCGTAGGCAAGTCGTCAGCGAACCAGATGCCCAAGTCGTTGGATGGCAGACGATTCTCATCATGGTTCATGATTAGTCCCCCTAAATTCGCGACGAACGTCGGCCAGCAAACTCAAGCTTTCGCAGATGCCCGGTGGCCTGCGGGCGTTCAGCGTGCGCGCGATCGGCGTTGGAACAGGTGGGCCATCTTGTAGTCGGGGCCCTTGTCAGGAAACGACGGCGGCAATCCGGGTTCACCGCCGGGCGATCCCGTGCCTCCCTGACTGCTGCCGCTCAGTGAAGCGGCATGCCGGGCGATCGTCAGCAGGGCCTGGCGCGCGTCCGGCGCCTGAATCGCATCGAACGCCTCGAGCATCGCCTGCTGCTCGTGCGTCAGCAACACCTTGCCACTGCCATACAGGCTTTCAATGAGCGTCGCGACGTCGCCTTTATTGGCGGCGCGCAGGATCATGCTCGGGTTCTCACCGGTGATCTGCGCGAGTCGCAAGCACCAGTAGACGTTGAAGGGCTTGCCGCGACTGAGCCGGGACGGATCGCCAATGCCCAACGCATGGGCGAACGCGCTGACTGACGCGAAGTGCTTTTTCTGAAGACGCTTGAGCAGAGATTTGAAGGTCACGGTGATTGCGGCGGACATTACTACATATGCCGAAATGCGTGCAACTACATACAGCCAGTGACATCGGAGACAGGCGTCAAGGCGTACAGCGCAGGAACTGTCCGTAGATACACACACTACTTGACACGACATACAGTACCGACCTAAAGTCCCGGCCGTGATGACTGACAATGCCGTGCAAGCGCTCGCGACCTACCGTCTCGAGCACGATCTGAGCTTCGATCAACTGGCGGCACAGATGAGCGGGGCGGGCTATGCCATCCGGGCCCGCGCCCTTCATCTCCTGTTGACGAATCGGGTGCGCACCCAGCCTCGCGAACGGACGATCTACAAGATTCGCCAATTCTTGGCGAATGTGGCCGACCCGAAAAAGCCACGTCGCCGAGCGGCCCAACGCCGGCGCGCGCGCAGTAACGGCGGTGCCTCCGCCCCCAGCCCGCGATCCTCCTAGTCCCCAACGTTTTCCGATTCCTTCGTCACCGCCCGCACGGGAGGACGCGATGCCCATTGATGTTGATCCTGATCGTCCCGACACCGAGCCCGAGATCACCGACGCGATCGCGCTGCGGCGGCCTGAGATTCCCACGACGCTCAGCGAGCTCGCTGCGCTGAAAGGCGAAGCGCTCGAGGTCATCGAAGCGCGCGTGCAAGTGATCGCGACGCTGCGCCTGGCGTCCATCCGCGCGACGCACCCGGAGGACTGGGTGCTGTTCAGGGCGAAGGAGGAGCACGGCGGCCAAGTCGTCGGCTATCTCCAGGACGCCGGCTGCGATCGCGTGCGCGATCTCTGGGGCATCGAAATCTTCGACGTCGGCAAACCCGAGAAGGTCACCGGCGCCGAGCCCGGCGTCTTTCACTACCTGATCGAGGGGTCGGGCCGCTGCAAGCTCACGCGCCAGGTCCTCGAGGCGATCGAGGGCGGCCGCTCGAGCACCGACGACTTCGTGAAAGGCAAGACCGGCGTCGAGCTTGATCTCCTCATTCGCAAAGCGGCGCGCGCGAATCTCGACGGCAACATCACGCGCGAGCTCGCCGGCATGAAGACCGTGCCGGTCGACGAGCTCGCCGCCGCCTGGAAGGGCACCAGCAAACGCGTCGAGCAGTGCCGCAAGGGTCGCGGCTTCGGATCCGCCGACGAGCGGGTCGGCGGCCGCTCCGAGCGCGCGCCCGACGTCGATCCGCCCGTCTGCCCGCACTGCAACAGCAAAGGCTCGTACCGGCCCGCTAAGGGCGATCGGCGCGCGTTCTACGGCTGCCCGAACTGGGAGAAGCACAAAGACAAGAAGTTCATCGTCGACGCGGAGCAGTGGGTCGCCGACCAGACGAAGAAGGCGGCCGCGCCGACACCGGCGGCGAACGGGGCACCGCTGAAGGCGGACGACATCCACTTCGGCAGCGGCGGATCCCGCGAGCCCGGGCAGGAAGGATGACGGCTGAGACCGGTCTGATCGTGCCTGACCCTCGCCTGGCGCCGGTGCCGGCGGGTTGGTGGGACTCGCACGTGCGCCCGACGATCGGGGCGTGTGAGTCCTGGACACAGCTGAACGAGTACGAAGGCCAGCTGCAGGCGATGGCCAATATCGTCGAGAGCCTCGGCGGCGAGTCATTGGAATTTCAGAAAGCGCTGCGGGTAGTCGAGGCGCGCCGTGGCGAGTTGCTTGGCGATCCCGGACCAGGCCGACCTCCGAAGGAAATTCGGCAACGCGCTGCCGAATTTTCAATATCGCCCCGAACGATCACGAATTACCGCCGGATCGCGCGTTCGTGGGACGCCACCCTTTATCCCTACTTGCTTCAGCAAACGGACCCTCGGAAGGTCAGCCAGTCACACCTACTGCAAGTTGTCTTTCGCAACGCCAACGCCCATAAGCTCGACGCGCTGACCGCGCGCCAGACGGCTGCGCAGTTCGATCGCCTTTACGACGTCATCGTCATCGACCCGCCCTGGCCGATGGAAAAGCAGGAGCGCGTTAAGCGTCCCTACCAATCGAAATTCGACTATCCCACGATGACCGAAGACGAGCTCGTCGAGTTTCGACTCCCGACTCGTGCGCACTGCCACGTCTGGCTCTGGACGACGCAGCGGTTCTTGCCGATGGCCTTTCGGCTCCTCACCGAGTGGATGCTCAGTTACGTGTGCACGTTCGTCTGGCACAAGCCTGGAGGGTTTCAGCCGATCGGCTTGCCACAATACAACTGCGAATTCGCCCTCTATGCGCGACGTGGGAGTCCGCGCTTCACGACGACCAAAGCGCTGCCAACGTGCTTCAACGCCCCGCGCGGAAAGCACAGCGAGAAACCCGAGGCCTTCTATCAGCTCGTTCGTCGCGTCACGCGCGGTCACCGGATCGACATCTTCAACCGCCGGGTGATCGACGGCTTCCGTGGTTGGGGCAACGAGGCGGCGTGATGTCGTACGGACATGATCGTGCGTTCAGCGATCGCTTCATTCCCGAGATTCGGCGGATCATCGGACCCTACCTCCTGGTGCCGGCATCGCTCGAGCAGGATCGTCACCTGGCTACGGACCTCGTGTTGCTTCGCGCACGGGACCTCATGATCGGCTGCCGCGTTCGTCGGCCTGGTTACGAGAACTTCTGGCACCAATTTACGATTCGACTCGCCCGCGAGAACGGTGCAAAGACCGAGTTGCGCAAGTTCATCGAGGGTTTCGGCGATTGGTTCTTTTATGGCCACGCCGCGACCGACGAGCATTCGATCACCAGATGGATGCTGCTGGATCTCGCTGCCTGGCGCGCGCACCTGCTGCTGCGATCTCCGATTCGCTGGGGCGACCAGCGAAATGGGGATGGCGCGACCGCATTTCGCTGGTTCGACGTAAAGAGCTTTCCGCCTGACCCGCCGCTCGTCATTGCGGAATTCACCCCTGACCTGGACGACATTCCGTGGTGAACCTGACGCCGACGGCGATCGCCGAATCCGTCGCCAGTGCCTGGGCGGCGTACCTCGCGCGCGAGGCGCGGCCGACAGCGCCCCACGCATCGGTGTACGCCAGCGCCTGGCGCCCGTGCGAACGCCGCATGGCGCTCGAGCTCACCCAACCCGATCGCTTGCCGCCGCACCCGGCCGAAGTCGTCGCCAAGTTCCGCCGCGGCGATGACCGCGAGCGCGATCTGCTGATCGACGCCACCCGGGTCGGCCGCGCCGCCGATCCCCCCTTCAGCGTCATCAACCAGCAAGAACGCTTCGAGCTGCGCGATCACAAGGGCCGCGTCGCGATCGTCGGCAAAGTTGATGCGCGGCTCGAGATCGACGGCTACCGCGCGCCCGTCGAAGTCAAGGCCTGGTCCCCGTTTCTCGTCGATCGCATTGAGACATTTCAAGATTTGTTTGAAAACCCGTGGACGCGATCGGGCGGCCACCAGCTCCTCGCGTATCTCTACGGCGCCGGCGTCCCGTTCGGCTTTCTCCTGCTCGATCGCTCCGGCCTGCCGCGGCTCTTGCCGGTGGAGCTCGAGCCGAACCTCGATCGCATGGAGGACTTCCTGACGCGCGCCGAGCGCGTGCTCGACCATGTCCAGGCCGGCACGCTGCCGGACTTTCTCGCGGACGACCCCGACGAATGCCGCCGCTGCCCGTGGTTCGGGCACACCTGCAACCCGCCGCTGTCGTCGCCGGCGGCGCGCGTGTTCACCGATCCCGAGCTCGAGGCGATGCTCGAGCGGCGCGAGGCGATCAAAGCGCTCGGTTATGAGTTCCTCGATCTCGACAAGCAGATCAAGACGCAGCTGCGCGGCGTCGAGTCCGGGATCGCCGGCCACTTTCAGTTGCGCGGCCACTGGGGCAAGCAGTCGCGGCTCGAGCTGCCGGAGCCGCTCAAGAAGCAATACACCGTGACCGATCCCAAGGGCCGGTTCACGCTCGAGATCACGCGGTTGGAGGGGCGCTGAACGATGAGGACGCGCGTGGAGGCGCCGACGCCGTGACCTGGCAGGACCTGGATCAGCAGCTCGCCGAGGAGGCGCGGCGCGAGCACGCGAAGGCCGGCGCGCGCGGCCAGCGCATTCAGGATCTCGCGTCGTTCTGCGTCAGTGAACTGATCATCGAAGGCCTGCTCCCATCGGCCCATCGGCAGATCGCCGGTGAGGTGCTGTTTCCGATTCTGGCCGACGAAATCTACCCGCTGGTGTCCGTCGATATTCCGCCGCGACGGGAGACCCCGTGATCGCGGTGCTGATCGAGTGGCTGATGGATCGCTACCGTGGGCGGCGTGGCCTGCGTGGCTGGCTCGTGGCGCGCGCGGACGTGCGCTGGCTGAGGCGCGCGGTGCGGATCGCCGCCCGTCTGCGGCGCGAGAACGAAAGGGGAGGCCCATGTCGAAACGCTTGACCCTGTTAGAAACGGCCCTGAAGCACATCGACGAGAAGATCGCGTCGCTGCAGCACGCGCGACAACACCTGCTCGACGAACAGGCCACCGCCGATCGCGACCGCGCGCAACGGCAGCGCCCCGGCAAGCCGGCCGTCCGGTTGCACAGCGGCGCGAAACGCAACGCCGCGCAGGTGGACTCGACCACGTAGGGCACCCGGGGAGCGTGTGGAGCCATGTGGGCACGGCTGGACGACCAACTGATCGACCACCCGAAACTCTTCGAGGCCGGCGAGCTGCTCGGCAAGAACGGCGCGGGACTGGCGGTGGCGCTCTACGTCTTCGGACTGATGTACAGCAACAAGCACCTGACGGACGGGGAACTGAAATTGTCGATCGTGAAAGCCTGCAAGTACGTCGAGAACCCAGCCGCCGTCGCTGACGCGCTCGTGAAGGCTGGGCTCTGGGAACGCAACGGGCATGGCTTCGTGATCCACGACTTCGGCGATTTCAACCCGTCGGCCGCGAACGTGAAACGCAAACGGAAGGCCGACCGGCTGCGCAAGGCGGCGAGTCATGACAGCTGACGGGTACGGCTTTTGCCGGGTCGGCGGAGTCGCTGCGGAATCGCGGTGGAATCACCGCGGAACGTCACGCTCCCCGCGCGCGCACGCGCGCCTGATCCCGTACCCGTACCCGTACCAGATCCCCAGTACATGTCGGGAGTTGATCGGTAATTAGAAAGATTAGAGCAGGCGCTGCGCGCCGAAACACGCTGTGGAAAACCACAACCGGAAACCCCAAAGCACGGGCAGCGTCGTCGCGGCGGTGCTGCACGACTTGCTGCGCGGCGAATCGTTCACACGCGAGGCCGATCTGCGCGACGCCTTGAAGCAGCGGCTGACGCGCTATCGGGTGGCATGGACGAACGACGAACTCGATCAGGCGCTCCGGATCGTCGAACATCGGCGGCCATTGACGACGCCCGAGCTCGCCGACGGGGCGCCAGGCGCCGAACTACCGCCCGTCGAGCCGATTACCCGGGCCGATGCGCCGATGACGTTGCACGGGCTGCTGGATCGCTGGGCGAAAGAACACCCAGACAAGCCGAAGCCGTTCATCAACACCATGCCGCAGGTCGAATGGATCTCGCAGCGCGACGCCGATCGACGCAAGGCCATCGAGATGACGCTGCACCAGGTGCAGGCGTCGATCGCGCGGTGCGATGCGCTCGAAGCGGCGCTCGTCGAGCCGGCCGACGACGGGATCGCGAGACGCCGATGATGCGCCTCCATCGACAGATCCGCGATTCCTGGGTGGACACGGTGTGCACGGCGATCGCGTTCGGCGACGGCGATGCGGCCTATCGACTCACCGTCGCCTTGGTGCGGCGTCTCCGTGAACTCGGGTATGGGCTCTGTGGCCAATGAAAGAGTGGCGCCGGGCGCGGCTGGGGACGTGGTGGAAATGCGGATCGTGCGGGGCGCGCATTCCGACGGGGGCGCCGATGCAGGTGTGGACGCTGCCGGGCGTGCGACGACAGCTGATTCGCTGTGAGGCCTGTGCGGGCCCGGCGCCGGCGGATCTCCCGCCGCTCGCCGCGCGGGTGATCACCGAGCCGGCCTGGCGGCCGCTGGTGCCGATCCCGACCGGCGTTGGCGTGTTGCCGCTCGATTGGAAAGCGCGGGGCGCTGGCGAGCGCGACCCCGGCGAGGAGGGCTAGATGTCAGCTCACGAACAGCAGGCGGCCGAGCACGGCGATCGTCAAGACGATGTTCGTGGCGACCATCCACTTGAGTTGCGACAGATCGCTTTCGACGCGATGCAGGCGCGCGTCGTAGGCAGCCACTTCTTCGGCCGCTTTGCGGGCCTGTTCTTCCGTGGGCGGGTGTTCCAGCAAGGCCCGGTACAGCTCGCTCAGCATGACGGACATGCGGCCATTGTACTCAGCGAGCGCGACCCCGGCGAGGAAGGCTGACGCGATGGGGGCGCGGAAACCGTTCGGCGTGTGGATGCTGCTTCAGGACGGTCAACCGTGGCTGTTCGGCGGTGAGCGGACCCTCGCCGAGGCAGTGCGGACGGCGGTGATGTTGCGGGGGGCGGGCCGACGATCGGTGTGGATCGCCGAGACGCGCTTCGGCGCCTGGCGCCGCCACGGAAAGGAATGCCGATGACGACGCTCGTGTCACGCCTGCGGCCGGAGCTCGAGCCGCTGCCCCCGCGGATGCACTTGTTGCCGATCGACAGCCGCGGCTATGTGGTGCCGTGGTTCGTGCAATGGCTCGACGCGAACCTGCGGCCGACGACGTGGAACGCCCCCGGCGCGTATCCCGAGTTTCGCGTGGCGGATCGCGACAAGTGGATGCGTGCCGTGAACGACGGCCGCTGTTGGGTGTGTGGCGGGCGGCTCGGCGTGTTCAAGACGTTCGTGCTCGGGCCGATGTGCGGCCTGAACCGGACAACGAGCGAACCGCCGTGCCATCGCGAGTGTGCGCAGTGGAGCGCACGCAACTGCCCGTTTCTGACGCGACCGCAGATGGAACGGCGCGACCACGACGCGCTGGCCGAGCAGTGTCGCGGCCACGTGCCCGGCAACATGCTGGAGCGCAACCCGGGCGTCACGCTGCTCTGGACGACGCGGCACTTTCGCGTGTGGCGCGACGATAAGGGGGCGCCGCTCCTGACGGTCGGGGACCCGACGGCCGTCGAATGGTTCGCCGGCGGCCGCGCCGCCACCCGCGCGGACGTCGAGGCCTCGGTGGCGGGCGGCTATCCGTTCCTGGAGCGCATCGCGATGGACCAGGACGCGCGCGAGCCCGACGCCGGTGCCGTGCGGGTGCTCCAGGCGCAGCGCACGCGGCTCGAAGCGCTGTATCCGCCCCTGAAGGACGCATGAACTGCGGCGCCACGTTCGGCGTGCTGATCTGCGATCGCGAACGCGGCCATCCCGGCCAGCATCGCGGCTACTACGAAACCGCCGACGAGATCCTGTTTTGGTCGGCGTCGTCGGTCCAGCAGTTCGAGGAACTGGGCCGCGCCGGGTTCACGGTGTCGATCTGCTGCGGGCCGAGCGGTGAGGTCGCATTCCGCTGGAGCATCGACGTCCTGGCGCCAAGCGGGGAGCACTTCGATCGCCCCTACGCGGCGAGCAGCTTCGAGCACGCGGTGGCGATCGCCGTCGCGGAGATCGCGGCGCGCGGGTGGGTCGGACGGGAGACGGTCGATGGCGCGCAATCCTGAGTGGTTCGCCCAGCAGCGCGCCCGCGGCCGATGCTACCTGTGCCAGCGCGCAATGGACGACGCCGATCCGCGACTCGCCCACCGCGAGTGCCAGCAGCTCCTCGGCAAGGGCTGGCGGACCTCAGACGTGCGCGCGCACCCGCCGACGCTCGGGCCGGTGCAGCCGCTGCGGCGAAGGGGGGATGGCTGAGCCGCCATGAGAACGCCGTTGCCGAACGGGATCGGATCGTACGGACGCCGGAGGCCTGAATGATCACACTGCCATTCGTCTTGCTGCTGCTCGCGGCGATCTGTTTCGTCGCGGCGGCGTTCAATGTGTCGGCGCGCGGGATCAACCTGGTCGCCGCCGGCCTGGCGCTCTGGATCCTCTCGCTGCTGATCCGATGACCTCCGCGCGCTTTGTCGAGCACGTGCACTGTTCGCGCTGCGGCAAACGGGTGTCCGGCGTCGATCCGGAGCTCGGGCTGGTCGTGCGCGCGTTCGTCGAGTGTCCCGAGTGTCTCGATGGTGATCAGCCGCGCGCCGCGTACTTTCGGGAGCTGGCCGAGTGGCACCAACGGATGGCGGCCATCGAACGAGATGAGGCCCTGGCGCAGTTCCATGACCTGGCGGCCGAGATGTTGAGACACGCGCGATGACGCTCGAGTTCCGAGTCTACGGCGTGGCGCAGCAAATGGGCAGCAAGCGCGCCTTTGTTCCGAAGGGATGGACGCGTCCGATCATCACCGACAGCAATCGCAACTTGAAGAGCTGGCAGCTTCTCGTGAGCGAAGCGGCGGGACAAGCCATCCTGCAGTTGCCGGCAACCGAGCGTACCCTCCTGCTTGAGGGCGTACGTCTCACGGCGGCGTTCTACTTTCCGCGGCCGAAGTCGCTCCCGAAACGCGCGATGGCGCACTGCAAAGCGCCGGACTTAGACAAGGCGATCCGCGGCTTGTCGGATGCGTTGTCCCACGTCGTGTTCCGCGACGATGCGCAGATCGTCGACCTGGTCGCGATGAAGCGGTACGCCGCGCCAGGCGAGCTGCCGCATGTCGATATCCGCGTCGAGCCGAGCGCCGGCATCGTGCCGCTCGCGGTCGACCAGCCGCTGTTCGCCGGACGCGCATGAAGATCTTCGAACCGGATGATCCGCTGGTGGTGAACGGCACCTATGACGTCGAGGGCTACACGCCCAAGGAGCGACGAGCGATGGCCAAACGCAGACGCGTGTCGAAGATGGATCGGAAGCTGACGACACCCAATCGGCGCGGCCGCAGCGCGCGGAGTCAGACGCTGCCCGGGCTCGAGCAGGTGCGCAACGGCAAGTTGGACAACCTCTGCGAATCCATCGCGGAGGTGCGCGGGACGATGAACGAGGCGAAGCAGGAGGAAGTCGGCTTCGTGCGCGCCGCGCTGCAGGCCATGGTTGCGAAAGGCGTCACCGTCTACAAGCATGGCGGCGTCGAGCTCGCGCGCGTGCCTGGCGCCGAAAAGCTGCGGGTGCGCCTGGTGAAGGAACAGGGCGATGCCGATGCCGAGGATCTCGAGGAGGCCAACGAGCCGGACGACGACGGCGAGGACGAGGAGGAGGGCAACGACGAGGAGCCCGATACGGAGGGCACGGACGATCAACCGCCCCCCGAGCGCGCGATCACCGACCCGGGCGAGGAACTCCGGCCAGGCATCAAGGCGGAATTCGAATGAAGCCGATCGTGATCCTCGCGAACACCCGGCGCAACGGGACCTGCCGCATCTGCGGTGCGCCGATCGAATGGGCCACCGTCGCGCCTCGAGGTCGACGGCCTTGACCTGGCCGGAACTCGTGCACGAGATCATCGCGCTCACTACGGCGCCGACGAGGGAATCATGACGGCGCTCGTACAACAGGTGCGGACCGTGGTGTCACACATCCGAGACCTCGCCTATAAAACGACCGATCGCGAACTACGGAACCGCCTAATGCGGGCCGCTGCGCTCCTCGAGGGCGTGGAAGTGGAAGTGGCACCGTTATGCGCGGACGCGGCGGACGCACAGGTTACTCAAGAACCCGAGAGGGAATCATGACCTGGCTCTGGCGGATGCTGCTCGGCCTGGTCGTCGATCGCCTCGACACGCTGCGTCGTCAACACACGCGCCTCGAGGCGCTGCGTCGACTGGGGATCCGCTGATGGCCCCGAACGGCAAGCTCCTGGCGGAATGGTTCTGGATCGACCGCTGGAATGGATCGACCGGGTTTCTGCTGCCGATGGAGGCCCGCGGCGTCTATCGGGAAATGCTGACGCCCATCGTGTTGATCCCGGCGTTGTGGGCCGACGAAGGCCACGCGCCGGCGATCGCGCGGGTGGACATGAGCCAGACGTCGAGTCACTTCGCGACGTGCCCGCAGGCCGCCAGTTGGCGGCGCAAAGGACGGCGATGATCCGGAGCGTCTTTGCGGCGAACGACCACGCGCGGGCGCTCGCCGCCCGCTCGCGGGTGTGGCTCGATGGCGTCGAGGTCACGGCCGATTGCCAAGTCGACATTGCCGACGAGCCGGACGAAGCCGGCGCGGTGCTCGTGTTGAAGCGCAACCGCGACGGGGCGCATTACGTGGACCTGGACGGCGAGCCGGCGCGCGAGTGGAAACGGGGATGTGTCGAGATCTACACGAGGGACTGACGTGACACGGTATACGCGTGGGCATCACCGGGTGCGCGCGGCGTTGGCCAGTGCCGTCGACATCCTGCGGCGGCTCGACGCGATGCGAGCCGACGTCCTCGAACTGGTGTGGGTGATCCGGCGCGAGCTCGCCGCGGACGTCGACCACGGAGCGCGGCGCAAGCGGCGCGGCAAAGCGAAACGAAAGGCGGCGGGAGATGAATCGACGGGAAGCGTTTCTGACGATGGTCGGCTTGCCGCTTGCCACCCACGTGGTGCGCGTCGAGGCCGACCAGCTGAAACCCACTGACGTGATCGTCATCGAGGCGCCGGGGGCGATCTCAGCAGCGGATCGCGAGACTATCCGCCAATGCGCGAAGCACGTGTGGCCCGGCCACACGGTGGTCGTCCTCGACCGCGGCCTGACGGTGCGCATCGTCATCGCGGAGGCGTGATCCATGTACGCGCGTGAGACCCGGGTGCCCGTCGCGCAGAGCCGCGCGGAGATCGAGCGGCTGCTCGAGAAGCACAAGGCCAAGCAATACGGCACCGCGGTCGACTACGAGGTGCGCCAGGCGCGGGTGCAGTTCCGCCTGCACGATCGGATCGTGCGGTTCGTGATCGCGCTGCCGGATGCGGGGAAGTTGCGGGGCGAACGGCTCGCCAAGGCCGATCGCCGTGGTGGCGCGCGCTGCTGCTCGTCATCAAGGCGAAGCTCGAAGCGGTCGAGTCCGCGATCGCGACGTTCGAGGAAGAGTTCCTGGCGCACATCGTGTTGCCGAACGACCAGACAGTCGGGCAAGCGGTGACGCCGATGATCGCCAGCGCGTACCGGTCCGGGCGGATGCCGGTGGCGTTGCTCGCCGCGACGAAGGGCGAGGCCCCGTCATGACCCCCGCGTGCTGAGATGCGCTACTGCCTGCGCCCTGGGTGCTCGACGATCGTGCGACGTGGGTACTGCCCGACGCACAACCCAGGGCGTGAGGCCGAGCGACCCAACGTCGACGTGCGGCGCTGGTATCGGACGCCGCGCTGGCGTGGGCTGCGGGCGTGGAAGCTACGCCAGCAACCGCGGTGCTCCGGCCGGGGTGATGGTGTGCCGTGCGGTCGGCCGACGACCGACGTCGATCATCGCGTGCCGCATCGGGGGGATCCGCGGCTGTTCTGGGATCCGGCGAACCTGGATGGAAAGTGTCATGCGTGCCACTCCTCGAAAACCGGACGCGGGCAGTAACCGCGGGAGGGTAGGGGGATGCGGGACCCACTGGGGAGGCCGGGGGGCTTCGAAATCGCGGGTGTCCACAGCAGGCAGCAACCATCCAGGCGCTTCGCTCACGTGGCCGCGAATTTCGCGATCCGGGTTCGATCGCGCGCCTGGTGCGCTCGTGCTGGCCACAAGTCGCGCACCGGGCGCGAGTTACGGCCGCTGGGATCGCCCGAACAAACCATATGATTCATCGTATGATGCATGTGGAGGTTCGGAAAGTCATGACCGATGGATTCAAGTCTCTGTTCGACGAGCTCCACGCGGCCGAGGAACACATCGACACCGCAGTCGAAGCCGTCGCTGTCGCCGAGGCTGCGGGCAAGAAGGTGCGCGCCGCGATTTGGAAAGCGATCGACGAAGCGATGGCCGCGCACAACGACACCGACGACCGCATTACCCGGCTCGAGACGATCGTCCTGGAGTTGACGAACCGCTTGCCGCCGGCGAACGGCGGTGGCCAATGAGTGGCGCCATGCGATCGCTCGACGTCGTCGCGACCACGCACGGCAAGGTGAGCCTGGAAACGATCCAGGCCTCGCCGATGCCGGAGTTGCCGCGGCTCGAGGCGCCGCGGCCGGGCCCACGGAAGCGAGGCTACTCGACGGCGTTCCGTCCAAAGGGGAAAGGGGCCCGCTATCTCGTGGATGCGATCCCGGAAACGCTCTGGCGGGAGGTGCGCCGGAAAGCGAAGCGCGAAGGCCTGTCGCTGCGCGCGCTCATCCTCACGTTGCTCGAGCAGTGGACCGCGGAGGACTGCCGATCATGAACACCGCCGACGTCACGTCCGCCATTCCACCGCCGCCGATCTGGTTGACGACGAAGGAAGCCTGCGCGCGGGCGCGCGTCAGTAAACGCGTGATCTACGACGCCGTGAAGGCTGGTCGTCTGCGCGCGGCGATCATCGACGGGCGCGGCGACTATCGGTTTCGGGAGGAATGGATCGACGCCTGGATCGAATCGTTGGCACCCGTCGAACTGGCGCCGGGCCGGCTGGCGCGGGGAGTGCGACGATGACCACGCGACGGCGCTATCAGAAAAACAACGGGTTTCGGAAAGTGTGCGGCTGCAGCCGAAAAAAGTGGCCCGTCTGCCCGCACGCGTACAACGTGAATTATCGCGGCGTCCGGATCTCGTTGGACGAGGAGGCCGGGCGGCACCTCGAGTACCGGGACGCGCAGGAACTCGCGAATACGATTCGCGGCGAGATCGATGCCGGCACGTTCGTATCCCGGCGCAAGCGGACGGTGGCCCTCATCCGGCCGACGCTCACGGTGCCCGATATCGATCCGGGCGGCATGACCGTCGATGCGCTGGCCGATCGCTACTTCGCGCAGGCGCGGAACCGCTTGACCGGCGACCCGCTGCTGCCGCGGGAGCGTGCGAACTGGGACAAGTTCGCCACCTTTCTCGTGACGTATCAGGGCCTCCCGACGCGGCTCGGGTCCATGCCAGCGGCGATGGTGACCGACGATCACGTGCGCCAGTTCTACGAGCACCAGGCCACGCTGCGCACGGCCACGGTGGCGAACGGCAAGTCGAAGAAAGGCACGCTCCGAAACAGCTATGCGCGCACGGTCGGCGGTCCGTCCTCGGCCAACCGCACCGGTGATCGCGCGGCCACGGTGTTCAAGTGGGCGGCGCAGCACCACGGCGAGACGGGCGTCGAGCGGTCCCCATTCCGCGACCGGGCCGGCGATCGCGTGGTGGCGAAGTACGGGGAACTGGGGCGCGATCGCCGACTCGAAGCCGGCGAGGAAGAGGCGTTGCTCGCGGCGGCGTCGCCGGAGCTCCGCTTGTGCATCATCGGCGCGCTGGAATCCACGCTCCGCGTGGGCGAGCTGCTCAACCTGCGCTGGCGCCGGGTGGACTTCAACGCGAACGTCATCACGCTCCGCGGCCGCAAGAACCCGCGGACCCAGGAAGGCACGAAAACCCGCAAGGACCGCCTGGTGCCCATCACGGCGCGCATGCGGGTGGTGCTCGAGTTCCTCGCGATCGGGCCGGACGGCAAACCGCACCATCCAAGCGGCTACGTGTTCGGGGACGCGACCACGGGCGAGAAGCGGCGCAGCCTGGCGACGCAGTGGACGACCTGCCGGCTGAAGGCCTCCGGGTTCACCGGCCAGATTCGCACGGGCGCCCATGCCCGCCTGACGCCGGCCGCCCGGACGCACCTGCGCGACTACGACCTCCAGTGGCGCGACCTGCGGCGGGAGGGCGCCTCGAGCCACGTGGATCGCGGGATGCGGATGCCGGAGGTACAGGCGATGCTCGGCCACGCCAGCCTGACCACCACGACGCGCTACGTCCGGCCGAAGGCCGGCTGGGCGCAGGAGGCGGCGCAGCGGGTCGACGCGCATCCCGATTCCCAGAAGAATTTGCAGAAAATTGCAGACGAACTCGCGGCGCGGAAAGCGGCTAAACTAGGCGGCGTCAGTAAGTCGGTTAATTAGTAGGAGTTACGTGGTGGGCGCTAGTGGACTCGAACCACTGACCTCGTGCGTGTGAAGGACCTTGTGGCTGCTGACGATCGCGATGGTTCGCGAATTCCTTAACAATTTCGCACGGTGCCAGGTGCGTCCGGTGCCGTTTGTGCGCGGTTGGGGCGAACTATTTGCAGAAATTTGCAGAGGGCTGTTCACGCGCGTCCACCGCGCCCTTCGCTAAACCCGACGTCCTGGCCCGCCCCCTTTTCGGGGGATGACCCAGATGCGCTATCGGGCCTCCGTGAGCTTCGAACACGACACCCTGCCGGTGAAGACCTATCGGGGCGAGGTCGTCGCCCAGGTCGCCACAAAAGCGGCAACTTCAGCCCTTCGTGCGGCTCGTAGCGCGTTTCCGTATACGCAGTGGCGCTCGGTCGTCGTCGTGCTCGAGAAGCTCGACGAGAAGGCGCCCCAGAAGGCCTCACGTGGCGCGGTGGGCGCCGAGGGCGCGGATGGGGACGCCTAAGCGCCAGCCGGCCGCCCGGCCGCGCCGTGCCGCCACCCTGCCGCCCCCGCCAGGCCCGGTCGAGGGGCCTCCCCCGGAGTCCCCGTCAATAATCGGCGAAACGCGGCTCAAATCGACGTCGCTCGTCCCGGACCCGCAGAATCGCCGCCTCCACACGCCGCGCAACCGCGGCGTCATCGTGGACGCGCTGCAGCAGGTGGGCGCCGCCCGGTCGATCGTCATCGACGAGCACAACGTCATCCTGGCCGGCAACGGCGTCACGGCCGCGGCCGCGGAAGCTGGCATCACCACCGTCCGGGTGATCGAGGCCGCCGGCGACGAGCTGATCGCGGTGCGGCGGCGCGGGCTTACCGACGAGCAGAAACGGCGGCTCGCGATGTTCGACAATCGCTCGGCGGAATTGGCCGAGTGGAACCTGCCGCAGCTCCAAGCCGACGCGATCGCGGGCCTCGACCTGCAGCCGTTCTTCTTCGCCAGCGAACTCGTCACGCTACTCGGGCCGCAGGCCAAGCCGGGCAAGACCGACCCGGATGCGGCCCCCGACCCGCGGCCGACGGAGATCCAGCCAGGCGATCTCTTCACGCTCGGCTCGCATCGGCTGCTCTGCGGCGATGCGACGGTCGCCGGTGAGGTCGCGCGCCTGACCGAAGGCGATCCGACGCCGCCGTTCTTGCTCGTCACGGATCCGCCCTACGGCGTGCACTACGATCCGCAGTGGCGTCAGGACGCGGCCGACAAGGGCTTCATCGGATTCGGGGCGACGCGGCTCGGCACGGTCCCGAACGACGATCGATCGGACTGGACGCTTGCCTACACGCTGTTCCGCGGCGACGTCGCCTACGTGTGGCATGCGGTGATTCACGACGCGGAGGTACCGAGCGTCGATCAGCAGCTGATTGCGGCGTCGTTCGAGATTCGCTCGCAGATCATCTGGCGCAAGCGATCGTTTGCCATTTCGCGCGGGCACTATCACTGGCAACACGAGCCGTGTTGGTACGCGGTGCGGAAGGGGAAGGCGGCGCGCTGGTGCGGCGATCGCAGTCAGTCCACTGTCTGGGACATCGACGCCGTCGGCATGTCGCACAAACAAGGCGAGGACCTCGAGACGTCGCACGGGACGCAAAAGCCGATCGAATGCATGGCGCGCGCGATCCGTCATCACGGCGAGCCGGGTGACCTGGTCTACGATCCGTTCCTTGGATCCGGCACGACGCTGATCGCCGCCGAGCAGTACGGCCGATCGTGCCGCGCGATTGAGCTCAGCCCCACGTATTGCCAGGTCACGATCGATCGCTGGGAATCGTTCACCGGCCAGACGGCGGTGAAAGTGGGCGAGGCCGTTCGGCCATGAAGCGCCACGTGTGGACGTGTACGCACGCGTATACCTGCGTCCACCGCTGGCGCTGGTCGGCGTGTCTCTGTCAACGCTTGCGCGCCTGGCGCTGGAGGCTTGGCGTATGAGTCGGAAACGCGCACCCGCGCCGGCCCCTGATCCGCCGACCGACGGCACGACGTCGCTCGCCGCGCTGGTGGCCGATCCCCAGAACCGCCGGCTGTACAACGCGCGCAACCTGCAGGCGATTGCCACGTCGCTCCAGTCGGTGGGCGCGGCGCGCTCGATCGTGATCGACGAAGACAACGTGGTGCTCGCGGGCAACGGCGTCCGGGAAGCGGCGACGGTCGCGGGCCTGACGCGCGTGCGGGTGATCGAGGCCGATGGGAGCGAGGTGATCGCCGTGCGCCGGCGGGGTCTGACGCCCGATCAGAAGCGCCATCTGGCGATGTTCGACAACCGGACCGCGGAGCTCGCCGAGTGGAACGTCGCGCAGCTGCAGGCGGACGCGATCGCCGGCTTGGACTTGCGGCCGTTCTTCTTCGACGACGAGCTCGCGGCGCTCCTGGGGCCCAACGCGCCGGCCGACGGACACACCGATCCCGATGTCGTGCCCGAGCCGCGGCCGACGCGGATTCGTTCGGGGGACTGCTTCGAGCTCGGCGCGCACCGGCTGCTGTGCGGCGACAGCGCAGACCCCGCGGCCGTGGCGCGCGTGCTGGATGGCTCCCGGGCGGATGCGCTGATCACCTCGCCGCCCTACAACGTCGGCGTCCGCTACGGGGCCCACGACGATCGGCCCGTCTCACCGGCCGAGTACTTCGGCTGGCTCGATTCGATCCTGCGCGCGTGGATCCCGGCGCTCGCGCCCGGGCGCGCCGTCATCTGGAACATCGGCGTGGCGCCGCATACCTGTCCCTTCCGGCACGGCGTGCTCCTCGAGGACCTTGGGCTGACGTTTCTGCGCCAGTTCGTCTGGCACAAGGTCGGCGTGCCGCTCCCGACGTGGCACATGACGCGGGACGATCCGCGCGTCCGGCGGCTGTCGAGCAACTACACTCACGAGCTCGTGTACGTGTTCGCCACCGACACGGCGCTCGCGCTCGGCGCGCCGCAGGCCTGCGACGCGACGCTCGAGCACGACGTGTTTCGCATTCATCAAACCGCCGCCACCACGGACATTCCCGCCGGCGAGCAGCGCACCGGCGTGAAGAGCAATCTGGATCGCCGCAGTTTCAAGGCGCATCCGGCGGCGTTTCCGGTGGCGCTGCCGCAGGCCTTCCTGGCGCACTACACCGCCCCCGGCGAGACCGTGCTCGAGCCGTTCTTCGGCGCCGGCTCGACGATGATCGCCTGCGAGCGGTTGCACCGTCGCTGCGTCGGCCTCGAGATCGATCCGCAGTACTGCCAAGTGGCGATCGATCGCTGGGAAGCGTTTACGGGGCAGAAGGCCCGGCCGCTGTGAGAGGCCGCAAACCCCATCCCACCTGGCGGCGGCAGTTGGACGGCAATCCCGGCAAGCGCGCGTTCAACCGCGAGGAACCGCAGCTGCCACCGCCCCCGGCGACGTTCGACGACGTCCCCCGCGAGATCGCCGCGGTGCCGGTGGCGGTCGCCGAGTGGCAACGCCTCGCGCCCGTGCTCCGCGAGGGCGGGCACGTCACCGACGCTGATCGGGCTGCCCTGATCGCGCTCTGTCTGGAGTGGGCCCGCTATCTCCAGGCGAGCGATCGGGTCGCGGCGAGCGGCTTGATCGTCCAGACGCCGAACGGCTACCCGATCGCGAATCCGTACCTCGGCGTGGCGACCAAGGCGCTCGCCGCGTGCGCGCGGCTCTGGCCGGAGCTCGGGCTGACGCCGTCGAGCCGCTCGCGCGTGAAGGCGCCGCCCGCGGCCGACGACCCGTTCACGGAGTTCGACGCGCCGCCGCCCCGGCCCACGGCCCACTAACCCCGTGTGAGGAAACCGACGCACGTCATCGACGCCTATGCCGAGGACGTCGTGCGCGGCCGCGTGCCGGCCGGGAAGTATCACGGGCTCGCGTGCGAGCGGCACCAGTTCGATCGGCGGCGCGAGGCCACGCGCGCGTTTCCGTATCGGCTCGATCTCGACCTCGCCGATCGCTTCCTGCGGTTCGGCGAATGTCTGAAGCACTACAAGGGCGAATGGGCCGGCCAGTGCATGCAGTGGCAGCCGCACCAGGCGTTTCGGCTGGGATCGATCATCGGCTGGGTCCACATCGCCACCCTCCTGCGACGCTTCCGCAACTCCTACAACGAACTCCCGCGCAAGAACGGTAAATCTCTGGAAGACTCGATCGTCGCGCTCTATCTCACATTCTTCGATGGGGAGCCCGGCGCGGAGGGCTACACGGCCGCGACGAAACGCGAGCAGGCGAAGATCGTCTGGAACGATTGCAAGCGGCTGGTGCGTTCGAGCGGCCTGCGCTCGCGCATTGCGGTCCTCCAGAGCAACCTGCATCGCGATCTCTACGCGCAAAAGCTCGAACCGCTCGGGGCCGACGTCGATTCGCTCGATGGCCTCAACGCCCATTTCATCAGTCTCGACGAGCTCGCGAAATACAAACAGCGGGATGTCATCGACGTGCTCGAAACGTCCACCAGCGCGCGCCGGCAGCCGCTGATCTTCAAGATCACGACCGCGGGATCCGATCCGGTGTCGCCGGGCGGCGACGAGCACAATTACGCCTGTCAGATCCTTGAGCGCACGCTCATCGACGAGAGCTACTTCGCGTTCATTGCCCATGCGGATCCGGAGGACGAGTGGACGAGTGAGGCCACCGCCCGCAAGGCCAATCCGAATTACGGCGTGTCGGTCAACCCGGAGGATCTGAAGGACAAAGTCCGGAAGGCGATTGGCATGCCGTCCGCGGCGGCCGCCTATAAACAGAAGCACCTGAATCTGTGGGTCAATGCGCTGCTGCCGTGGCTCTCGCTCGACGGCTGGCGCGCGGGCCAGACGACGGACTGGACCATCGACGCCGTCGCCGGCGAGGCCTGCGTCGTGGGGATCGATCTCGCGTCGAAGTTGGATCTGTGCGCGATGGTGGCGCTCTTTCCGCCGACGCCGGCGCGGCCGCGCTGGGCGGTGCTCCGCTGGATCTGGACGCCCGCCGACACGCTCGCGGATCGCGCGCACCGCGATCGCGCGCCGTATCCGGTCTGGGTCGAGGGCGGCTGGCTCATCGCCGTCCCAGGCACCCGGGTGGACCACCGCGTGATTCGCGACGCGCTGGCCGGGCTCCGCGCGCGCGTGACGATCCTGCGCGTCGGCTTCGACCCGTGGCACGCCGATCAACTCGTCGTGCAGCTCACGACCGAGGATGGCTTTGACATCGATCAGGTCCTCGAGGTGTCGCAGACGTTTGCCGGCATGTCGAGCGGCTGCAAGGCGCTCGAAGCGGAAGTGCTCGCCGGCCAGGTGGACGCGGGCGGCGATCCCGTCGTCGAGTGGGCGGTGGGCAACGCGGTGGTGAAGCGCGACGATAAGGACAACGTGCTGCCGACGAAGAAAAAGAGCCGCGGCCGGATCGACCCCGTCGTCGCGCTCGCGATCGCGTGGAACCTGCAGCTGCGCCTCGTGCCGGAGCAACCCGCCGAAGACCCGGACCTGGTCGTCGCGTGATCGTCGTCACAGCGACGGCGTATACTTTTCCGGCCAGGTGCCTAAGGTGGCTCACGATGAGTGACGCGCTGATTCGAAGCGAGATTGATCGAATCCAGATGGCCGGCGGCTTCCGCGTCTCTCATCGTGAGCATCGATATCGCGGCGGCCTGCCATCGCCGCGGCTGCGACGGCTGCAGGCCGCGCAGGAAGTGAGAGCTCGTCAAGCGGACGTGCCGTGGGATTTCGTGGACCTTCGTCTGGTGTATGCGAAGACCGACGGCCGGTGCGGTGCCTGTGGAGAACCGGTCGGATGTGACGAATTCGCCATCCGCCATATTGTGCCGATGTCGCAAGGCGGCCCGCACCTCCTCGGCAATCTTCAACCCATCCACAAGGCGTGCGCGCGACGCCGCCTCCCTGTGTGACCAAGAAGGAACTAGACCGGCTTCGTGAACAGTGCCTGACGGTGAAAGAGTATGCGTACGTGACGCGTGAGCATCCCTTGAGCGTATATCGACGCGTCCGGGAGGGACGTCAACCGGGCGTGCATCGCGTTGGCAACCGCCAGATTCGCCTCGAACCACCCACCGACGACCCGGACGACTACTAAAGATCGCTGTTCACAACTGTCTAGTCGACCTCCCCGACTTTCGTAAGCAGACTCTCTACCGCGTGGCGTGGCTCTGGTGGCGGCCGCCGTGCCTGTTGCGGACGGTCATCGTCAATCTGACCTTCGACGACGACACGGCGATTAAAGGCGTGCTCTGGCGCAGTCGCGGCCCCTGGCTGGTGCTGCGGGACGTCGAAGTCTTAAAGGGCACCGTGCCGCCGACCACGGTGGATGGCGAGGTCGTGGTCCACCGAGAGCAGGTCGCCTTCATCCAGGTACCGTCCTAATGCCGATCGTGCAGAGCGGCGGCGAACTGACCCGGCTCGCGAAGAAGCCGCTGCGGTACGCCTCATCGAGCGGCGGGGGCGCCTCGTTTCCCGGGCTGGGGTCGAGCTACGCCGCGATCTACGCGACGCAGTCGAACGTGCGGACCTGCGTGGATTTCCTCTCCCGGAACATGGCCCAGATCGGGCTGCACGGCTACCGCCGCGTGTCGGACACCGACCGCGAGCACCTGTCGCCGGACACGAGTCCGCTCGCGAAGTGGATCGAGCGGCCCAACCCCTTCACTACGGCCTACGGCCTGATGGAAGGCGTGATGGGCGACCTGGGGATCTACTTCAACGCCTATCTCTGGAAGCTCCGCGTCGTGGTCAAGCAGGATTTCTACGAGGCCGGCGTGCCGTTCCGGGCGGGCGAGGCGCGCGTCATGCTCGTCCGGCTGCCGCCCGAGGAGATCTGGCCGGACGGCTATCTGATGCCGCGCGCCTACGCCTGGCACACGAGCGAAGGCGTCAAGCCGCTCGACGCGAACGACGTCATCGCCTTCCGTGGCTACAACCCGCTGGACTCGACCGTCGGCCTCTCGCCGCTCGAGACGTTACGCCGGCTGCTCGCGACCGAGGAGGCGGCCGCCACCAACCGCGAGGCGTACTGGGCCAATGCGTCGCGCATCGAGGGCGTCATCGAGCGACCGCGCGATGCCCCGAAATGGACCCGCGACCAGAAGCAGGAATGGCGCCGCCAGTGGGCCGAACGCTATCAGGGGCCGGCGAACGCCGGCCTCGTGCCGGTGCTCGAAGACGGGATGACGTGGAAGGCGACGGCGTTCTCGTCGGAGCAGTCCGAGTACATCGCCTCGCGCAAGTTGACGCGCGAGGAGTGCGCCTCGGCGTACCACATCCCGCTCCCGATGGTCGGGATCCTCGAGCACGCGACGTTCAGCAACATCAAAGAGCAGCACAAGCAGCTCTATGCCGACACGATGGGGCCGTGGTGCCAGATGGTGCAGCAGCAGTTCGAGCTCGGGCTGCTCATGGAAATCGACGATCCGCGACAGACCTACTTCGAGTTCAACATCGCGGAAAAACTGAAGGGCAGTTTCGAGGAGCAGACCTCGTCGCTGCGCGTCTCGGTCGGGCGGCCCTTCATGACGGCGAACGAGGCGCGCGCCCGGCTGAACCTGCCGCGGATTGCCGATGATCCGACCGCCGACCAGCTCGCCGCGCAGCAGGGCGGGCCCGCGGGGAGTGGGGCGCCGATGGTCGCGAGCGCCGCGGTCCCGGTCGACGACACCTTCGCTCGGATCGTCCGCGCCTCCTGGGAGCGGCAGGCGAGCCGCGTCAACAAGGAGCCCCGCCATGCGCGCGCCGAGGCGTTCGACGTCGAGCGCGCGATTTGCGAACTGGCCGAGGATCTCGGCCCCATCCTCGGCGCCCGGGCGGTCGGCTATGCCGGGCGGATTGCTGCTGAGACCTACAAGCTGCTGGCTGACGGCGGGGATGCCTTCGCCGAGAGCCGCGAGGTGCCGCCATGCACGATCCACTGAGCCACGTCCTCGCCTTCGTCGTCGATCACCCGTGGGCGCTCAGTGACGAGTGGCGGCCGGTCCTGGCCGGCATCTTGGCGCGCAAGCTGGCGGGCGAGGCGCCCGACCCGGCCACGGTGCAGGCGGCGATGAAAGTGCGATCGACGCGGCCGGACAAGCGCGCGGAGGGCGGCGTCGCGGTGATCCCGATTCAGGGGGTCCTCGCGCCCCGCATGAACCTGTTCAGCGCCATGTCCGGCGGCGCGTCATTCGAAGGCCTGACGCGCGACCTGGAGGCGGCGCTCGCCACCAATCCCAAAGCCATCGTGCTCGACGTCAATTCGCCGGGCGGCAACGTCGCCGGCGCGCGCGAGTTCGCCCGCGCGTTGCTGAAGGCCCGTGCGAAGGTGCCGATTGTCGCCGTGGCCGAACATCTGATGGCCTCCGCGGCGTACTGGGTGGGGAGCTGCGCGACCGAGGTCACCGCCTCGCCGTCGGCGCTCGTGGGATCGGTCGGCGTGTTCACGATGTACGACGACGTCTCCGCCGCGCTCGAGAAGCTCGGGATCAAGCGCGAGGTGTTCGCCGCCGGCAAATTCAAGGGCGAAGGGGTCGATGGCGGGACGCTCACCGACGAGGCACGGGCGCATCGCCTGGCAACCGTCGACAAGTACTACAGCTGGTTTGTCGAGGACATCGCGATCGGCCGCGGCACCTCCGCTGAGACGGTGCGCGCGGGCTACGGCCAGGGTCGCCTGCTGACCTCCGATGCGGCGCTCGCCGCGGGCATGGTCACCCGGATCGCGACGCTCGACGAGACCTTGGAACGCTTCGGCGCGCCCCGGACCGCGGGCGACGCCGACGCGGACTTCGATCCGTTCGATGCCACGGCCCAGGAGCCTTCATCGGCCACGGCCCAGGAGCGGCGACGCGGGCTCGAGAGTCAACTCGTCATGTTGCGGTCGTACTTCGACTACGAGGAACACCATGAACGTCGCACAAATTGAGTCGGACCTCCGCGCGAAGAAACAGCAGGTCAAGGACCTGACGGAACGCACGGCGCGCGCCTGCCAGGACCATGTCGTGAAGCCGGCGACGGCCACTGAGCCCGCGGTCGTCGGGCGCTTGATGACGGACGAGGAGCTCGGCGCGATCAAGGCGCTCCAGAACGAGTGCCTGGAGTACGAGGCGAAGCTCGGGCGGGCCCGCGGCCAAGCCGACATGCTGGCGGCCATCACGGCGATCACGGGCGATCTAGAGCCCGCACGCGGCGGCCTGTCGCGGGAGCGGCGAAGCATCGGGCAGCAGTTCGTGCAGAACGCCGACGTCCAGACCTTCCTGCGCCAGGGCGGGCATCGGCGCAACGGGGCGTGGGCCTCGCCGCCCGTCGACTGCATCCTCGCGACCACGTTGACCGAGGACCCGGCCTCCGGCGGCAAGCTGCTCGTGCCGCAATACATCCCGGGCATCCAGCCGGTCCTGTTCAAGCGGTTGGTGGTGGCCGACCTGATGGCGAGCGGCACGGCGACGTCGAACTCCATCGTCTACATGGTGGAAACGACGTTCACCAACGCCGCTGCGCCGGTCGCCGAGGGCGCCGCGAAACCGGAAAGCGCGCTCGTGTTCGACCAGAAGACGGACCCGGTCTCGAAGATCGCGCACTGGTTGCCGGTCACCGAGGAGCTGCTCGAGGACGTCGCGGCCATCTCGTCGTACATCGACGCGCGGTTGACGCTGGGCGTGCAGCTCGCCGAGGAAGACCAACTACTGAACGGCAACGGCACGCCGCCCAACATCCGGGGCATCATGAATCGGTCCGGCCTCGCGGCGGACGTCGCCCGCAACAGCGGCGCCACGCCGCCGGAAACCAACGCCGATGCGATCCTCCGGCAGATCGCCGCGATCGCCTCGACGGCCTACGTCTACCCGGACGGCGTCGTGATCAACCCGGCGAACTGGTTCACCATCGCGACCTCGAAGGACCAGCAGGGCCAGTACTTCGGCGGCGGGCCGTTCTCGTCGTTGCCGACCGCCAGCCTCTGGGGCACGCCCGTTGCGATCACGCCGTCGATCGTCGCGAACACCGCGCTCGTCGGCGCCTTCGGCACGATGTCGCAAGTGTTTAGGAAAGGTGGCATCAGAGTTGAAGCTTCGAATTCGCATCAGGACTTCTTCATCAAGAACCTCGTAGCAATCAGAGCTGAGGAGCGCCTCGCGTTGGCAGTTTATAGGCCAGGAGCGTTCGGTAAGGTTACGTCGTTGAACTGAACTAGGAGAAAACAGCGAATGGTGACGCGAACCTGTCGTGCGTGTGGAGCCGCATTCGAGGTGCGATATCCATCTTCGAAGCGCAAGAATTGCTCTCCCGCGTGCCGAGGGTTGAAAACCAAGACGAGAGCTGATGCAGGCGCCCGTAAGCTCGCCTGGATCACCGTCACGTGCGCTGGCTGCGGGTCACCATTCGAAATTCCACCGCATCGCTCAACGGAGAACAACCGACGCGGGTGGCGGTGTTACTGCTCGCCACAATGCAAAGACCGGAACCAACACGCCGGAGGGCGCCCCGTTAGGGGTGACGGCGCACGCTATCTGACCGCAGAAGGCTATATCCGCATTTACGTGCCCCCGCATGAGCGCCCATCGGGTTGGCGCAGCAGCTCGATGCTCGAACACCGTCTCGTGATGGCGCGCAAACTCGGGCGTCCGTTACTGGTGTCGGAAACGGTGCACCACATCAATGGTGACAAAACAGACAACAGGCCGGAGAACCTCGAGCTTCATCAGGGGAGGCACGGCACTGATTGTCGGTTTCGGTGCCGGGCGTGTGGCTCTCACGACATTGAAGCCGTCGGCCTTAACGCACCAGTGGGCAAGGCTTCATAGACGACCGAAGGAGTGCATTAAATGGCCGACGAAGAACCGACGCCGCCGACGCCGCCAGAGGCGCCGACGCAGTTTGCGGAGCCGACGCCGGGCTGGAGCAACTCGCCGCCGAATGGCGGGATCTCCGCGAGCGAACCGCCGGCCGTCCCGCTGGACATGACGCGCCCGGGCTGGAGTAACAACGGGCCGACGGCGACCGGCGCGACCGCTGGCATCCCCGGCGTCTGGACGCCGGCCCCCGCCGAACCGGTGGCGACGTTCGGGGCGGGGATGGGCGCGATTGTCGCCTCGCCGGCGACCGCCTGGACGACCGGGCAGTACGTGCTGCTCGGCGACGGCACGTTCGCGCACTGGAACGGGACCAACTGGATTGCGGGGAAGAAACCGTGAGCCGGTTCGGCGATCCGGGGCCGTGCCCGGTGGACGACATGCCGCATACGACCTGCACGAGCGCCGACGAGGGCGACCGGCGGATCGTGATCGTGCAGTTGCCGGCCCGTGACGAGCTGCTGGCGGCGGCGCGGCCGGCGATGAGCCTGCCGCCCGTCGTCGTGTTGCAGCCGGGGGAGGTCACGACGGCGACCTATCGGCGGCCACGCAAGCACAAGCCATGAGGACAAAGATCGAGCCGCTCGGCCCGCCGCTCGAGGAGCCGTTGACGCCCACGCAGCTCGAGGCGCTCGCGCGGATCGTGCCGGGGGACGAAGAGGCGACGCTCTGGCCGGGCTACATCAGTGCGGCCCGGCAGCAAGCGGAGCACGACACCGAGCGGATCTTCATCGCCACGCCGTGCCTCATCACGGTCGCCTCCGACGATGCGCCGTGGTCCTGGCCCGATGTGCCGACGCCCGGCCCGCAGCAGAAATGGATCGACGTGCCGATCCCGGGCCTCGTCCGTGAGGTGCAGGCGGCGACGCTGCGTACCGTCGACGGCCGCACCCAGCCCTTCGTGGCGCTGACGCAGTGGCGGATCGTGCGCGAGCGGTTGCAGGTCTATCCGCCGCCGTCCGGGGCCGATCGGATCGAGTTCGAGGCGACGCTCGGGCGTCCGGATGCGGCGACCTTCGCGAGCCTCGATCCCATCCTGGCGCATGCCGTCAATGTCCTGGCGGTGCACTACGTGACGAGCGGCCGCGACATGGTCGCCGTCGGCCTGAGCGCCGAGGACATGCCGTTTAGCTACCGCGACGCGATCCAGGCGTATCGACTCGAGAGCCTGGCCTGACCAATGGCGAGACGGACGATCGTCCTCGACGCCGGCAGTCGCGAGCACAAAGTGGCGCTCGCGCAGCCGGGGGTGTCGGTGCCGGACGGCGACGGCGGCTTTACGCGAGACGAGGCGCCGCTGGATCCGCCGGCCTGGTGGTGTTCGATTCACGAAGCGACCGCGGCCGACATGCAGCGAATCGTGGCGGGCACGGCGCAGGCCACGGCGACGCATCTGCTGCGTGGGCCATATCACCCGGGAATCACCGTCGAGACGCGGATCACGCGCGCGGATGGGCGGCGCTACGAGGTGCAGAGCGTGCAGAACGACGATGAACGGAATCTCGCGCTGACGCTGGTGTGTGCGGAGGTGCTCGGCGGTGGGAGCCCACAACGAACTGACGATCGAGGGACTGACGGAACTGCGGGAAGCGCTCCGGCGCCTGCCGGAGGAGCTTTCGACTGAGGCCGGGGCGATCGTCCAGGCCCATGCCGAAGATGCGTTTCGGCAGATGGATGCGAAGTATGCCGAACACGAGTGGACGAGCAACTTACGGCGCGGCCTGTCGATGACGATGGAGACGGCCTACCTGCGGTTTGGGGCGCGCGCGGTGGTCCGCAATCGGGCGCCGCATGCGTACTGGGCGGAACACGGCACGCAAATGCGCGAGA